CTCGTGAATTGGCAATGGCTGTTGTAAAAGACGTTGATCAGAATATCGGATTGCATCCTACGGACACTAGCTACAATGCGCTGGTAGCTGAGGTTCTTTCTGTTAAGGTTAAACCCACGGGCGGCGGAGCATATGTGCACGTTGCTTTTGTTATCACTGCTAGCGCGCGACTTACGTAAAGGACTAGGAATGCTAAAGCGTTACATTGGACCCGAACCTGAAATTATGGTCAGTATCCACGGCCAGGATTACGGGCTAGTCCGTCAGGGAGAATCAATTCCCGTTCCGGACGAGATTGCCGAAATTACATCATGGGCTGAAACCAATTGGGAAGATGGTACTCCATCAAATCCCTCCAATACCCCATCCGACGATGACGCCAATAAGGAGGTTAACTGATGTCTACCGGAACCGGTCTTGACGGCCAGCTAGGCACGGCAACTGAAACCGCTGTTGGTACTGTGCACGCCCCGGACCATTTTTGGAACTTTGATACTGGTGAGCTAACCTTTACTCCTACCTATCTAGAGGGCGATGGAATTAGGGCTGGCAAACAGTTCAAGAGTATTAACCAGGTTGGTATTGCCCGTAGGGCTGCTACTGGAAAGATGGAACTGCCCTTTATGTATAAGGGAATGCCCTGGTGGATGAAACACATCATGGGCTCTACTCAGACTCCCGCTGTTGTATCTGGTGGTACTCTCGCCTATGAGGGTTATTACACTCCCGGCGGTTTGCGGGGTATTTCTTTCTCATCCCAGATTGGTACTCCTGATCCCACTACTGGCACAGTTACGCCAATGAATTACAATGGCTGTAAGGTGACTGACTGGGAACTGGCATTTGCTGATAACGCTAACACGCTTCTAACCCTTACCGTTGATGCGTGGGACCTAAACGCTGTCACTCCCTCGCTTGGCGCTGCGACCTATCTCACCAATAACAAGCTGCACAACTTCTCCAATGTGAATAACTTTACATTTGGGGGAACGGCTACAACCACGTCGGGTAAGACCGCCATTTCTGGCGGTACTGCTGTCACGTCCGTAATTACTTCCCTAGCTATCGCCGGAAAGAATACCCTTGACGTAGCCCGTTATGGTTTGGGCAATGCAGGTATTAAGAAAGAACAGCTAGAGACGGACTTCACCGGTATTACTGGCACCTTTGCTGGTGAATATCACGAATCTGAATTCCAGTCGGAATTCCGGACTGGTGCTACTACGGCATTGCAGATCGATTCGGTGAGCTCTAACTTTATCGAAACTACCACGCCGTATAAGCTGAGTGTGATCATTCCTGCTGTAAAGATTACAAAGGCCGAACCTACTGTGTCTGGTCCTGGTACCGTTACCGTGGCAGGCGAGTTTATGGTTTATGATCCGGATGATGGCAGTAATCCGCCAATCCAGATTCACATTGTCAGCACCGATACGACTTTGTGATGCCTAATATACCTGGCAATGAAGTTAGTTTTGCTATGACTGATCAGGCAAAACGTGTTGTGGAGAAAATGATTGTCGCAGATGCTATGCCAATTCTGCGCAAGAATATTCGTGATGCGACAGCACCTATTCAGTCGGCAGTTAGGGCAGAAGCACGGGCATTGCCATCTAAATGGCAGATTACATCAGTAAAAGGCGGCAGCCTGCGGGCTGCCGTTGCTATGTCCATTAAAAGGATAATCAACCTTAGCACCCGATCAATTCTGGTTGCTATTACTAATTCACCTAGCGGCGGTAAGTCTAATCTGGCACGGGTTTTGGAAGGTACAATTCCCTGGGAACATCCGACCTTTGGCCATGATCCGAAAGTAACTCAGCCTCCCCATCCTTTCTTCTGGCGAACCATTGATAAGTTTGCACCAGCAATTGAGGCCAAGGTACAGGCGGTTCTAACAGAGTTTGAGAGAGAGTTGTAATATGCCTACGGTTAAGATTGAGAAATGCCTTAACTGTTCGAGTAAGTCCCACGATGTCCGGCACGATTGGTTTTTCGATGGTCTAACTTTGCGGGAACTCCGGTCGATTAAAAAGACTACCGGAATGGGGCAGGCAGAATTTGCGGCTGCGGGCGATGAAGGTGATCCGGAAGCGCTCGCGGCTTTGCTTTGGGTTTTGCACGCTCGGGATAAGATCAAAGTTCCTTTTGACGACATTGACCTTGATTTCAAGGACTTTGATATGTCGCTCACTGAACAGGAGCAGAAAGATCTAGACCGAATGGAGGCCGAAGCTAAACTAGCTGAGAGCCAGGGATCGATCCCAAAAGGCCCCAAGAATGGGACGAAAGCAAAGGCGGGCTCGAAGCCCAAGTAAGATCTTATATGGGGGATTTCTGGCAGTGCTATGGAGTAAATGCCCTGAACATTTGGGACCTTCCCGTCAATGAGTTTTTCCCGATGACAATGCAGGTAGACAATATGAGACGAGAGGCTAAGAAGAATGGCAACAAGAACTCTCACTTATGTTCTACTTGGTAAGGATGGTCTAACTCCCGTTGTTGCCAGGGCGGGCGGGAATGTCGAAAAGTCGTCCGCCGTTATGTCCGGGGCGATTACAAAGGTTGCTAAGACGTTTGCTCTAATGGCGGTTGCAGGTACGGCAGCATCCGTTAAATTGGCGGTTGACTTTCAGACTTCTATGCAGAGAATTACTGGACTAGTCGGAGTTAGTCAGTCTCAGGTCGATTCCTGGTCTAAGCAAATTCTGGCATTGGCCACAAACCTGCCTGAGTCACCAAAGGCGCTAGCTGACGCTATGTTTTACGTTACGTCGGCTGGTTTTCGTGGTGCTCAGGCGATGAATGTTTTGACCGTTGCTGCACGAGCCGCAGCGGCAGGTTTGGGTCCGACTGCAACAATTACTGATGTTCTAACGTCAGCCCTAAAGGCTTATCAGGGAACGGGACTGACGGCAATTCAGGTAACCGACGCAATGGTTGCCGCTGTTCGTACTGGTAAAATTCCTGTTGACGAATTGGCCGGAAGTATTGGTCAGGTTATTCCCCTTGCCGCTCAGGCAGGCGTTTCTTTCCAGCAGGTTGTGGGCGTTGCCGCTTCCCTTTCCCATGTTGGTGTTGCGGTAGATAAGTCAATGACTGGTCTGCGATATTTGCTGACTAACCTGATTAAGCCTACCGCACAAGCGAATAAAATTCTTGGTTCTATGGGCATGACCGCAGATCAGTTGCGTAATCAGCTTGGAACTAAGGGCTTGCTTTATGTAATGCAGGAACTAAAGGCAAAGCTGCCAATTCAGGACTTCCTGAAAATGGTTGGCGGTGCCCGAGGCGTTTCTGTCGGACTTGGACTAGTTGGTAAGAATGCTAGTCAGGTTGATAGCATTATGAAGCAGGTTCAGAACTCTACTGGATCTACTAATAAGGCTTTTGAGGTTGCTTCTCAGACGGCTAAGTTTAAGCTGGATTCAGCCCTAAGTGCTTTGCAGGTGTCGGCTATTCGGCTCGGATCGACTTTGCTTCCTACGCTGTCTAAGGGACTGGATCTATTTAGTAAGTTCCTGGGACCAATTGCTCAAAGTCCGGCCGCTTTCGCGGCGGCAGGTTTGGCAGTTATTGGTTTTGCAGCAGCGTTCAAGGTCGCTATGGCTCTTATCTCGACTAGCGTTAAGACCGCGCTTATTACCACTGGAATTGGCGCAGCCATTCTAGTCATTGGTATTGCTATTGCAGAACTGCTGATTCATTGGAAGACTGTTTGGGGCGCTATTGTTTCTGTAACCCGAACCGTTACCAGTGCTATCGTTGGTTTCTTCCTGATGATCTGGAATTGGCTACGAAACAATTGGCTGCTGATTGCCGGGATTCTAACGGGTCCCTTTGGCATTGCTGCGGGGATTATCTATAAGTTCCACACTCAGATTTGGAATGGCATTAAGACCGCGTTCACTACGGGCGTTAAGTTTCTGGAAGGTATCGGAACCGATATCCTCAATGCATTGTCTATTCCGTGGAATGCTACGTGGGGCGTAATTTACAGCACCTATGAGAAAATAGTTGGCTTCTTTGATAAGATCAAGAACTTTATCACGACGAGTTTTGATGCGTGGTGGAAGGTTAATGGTCAGGCGCTAATTGATATTTGGCAATCATTTTTGTCAACTATTGAGGGTGCTTTTAACATGGTGTGGGGCGCTATTTCTGCGGTTGCCCGTTTTGTGTGGGGCGTTCTGGTTACTATTTTCCGTACAGAATCGGCGGTGCTTACTGCGCTTTGGCGGGTTGCATGGACTGTAATTCGTGACGTGTTTTCCTTTGTTTGGAGTGGCATTACAGGCGTAGCCCGAGGCGGTTGGAATCTCCTGACCGGGATTTTTAACATTGGCTTTGGTCTGATACGGAATACCACTAAGGTTGGATGGGAAATAATCTCGGGCGTTTTCCGAGCCTACTATGCGCTAATAGTTGGCATTGTCCAAATTTTGTGGAGCGCAATAAAGACGATTTGGAATATCGGTTTCGCTGTTATAAAGGGCGTGGCCAAGGTTGCGTGGGCTGTTATCGCGGCCATCTTTAAGGTTGGCTGGGATATTCTTGTCGGCATTTTCGGCGTATTCATTAACGTGATTACTGGCCGATGGGGCGCGGCTTGGGCCGACATCCGTAAAATGGCGCAGCAGGTTTGGAACGCTATTCGTAATTTGATTAGCGCCGCTATGAATGCCATTAAGTCGGCAGTGAGCGGAAGCCTAGGCCAGTTGGTTGGATTCTTTAGTCGGCTACCCGGACAAATGATTCATGCGCTCGGTAATGCGGCGAGCATTCTATGGAATGTCGGGAAGCAAGTCGTTACCGGTTTGTGGAATGGCATTACCAACACTTTGGGCAACGTCGGGAATTGGGTTAAGGTGCACATATTTAATCCGATTGTCGGGGCGATTAAAAACCTATTTGGTATTCACTCCCCCTCAACGGTAATGGCTGGACTTGGTGGTCATTTGATTTCCGGTCTTATTACGGGAATTCTCAAGGCGAACCCGTCTAAATTTATTAGCACGGTATTCGGCAGCCTTCCGGCTGCCCTGGGTAGTTTGCTAGATAAGGGATTGATCAATATTTCCAAGCTTCCGGCTAAGGCGCTTAGCGCGCTCGGAGGTTTGGCTAAATCTATTGGCGGATTCTTTAAGAACCTATTCGGTGGTGGCGGTGGTGGTTCAGTCGAAGCAACCATGAAATCAATGGCGGCTTCTGTTGGCTGGACTGGCTCAGAATGGAATGCACTAAACTACGTGGAAACCCGCGAAGCTGGATATAACATTCATGCGACCAACCCGTCATCGGGTGCGTATGGTTTGGCTCAGTTCATTAATGGGCCCGGCGAATATGCACAGTATGGAGGAAATGCTTCTACTGCCGTTGGGCAGATTATCGCATTCTTTAACTATATCAAGCAACGCTATGGTAGCCCGATTTCGGCGGCTGCTCACGAAGCGGCCTATAATTGGTATGCAAAGGGCACGAGTTCGGCCGCGCCCGGTTGGGCGTGGGTTGGAGAGAAAGGCCGAGAACTGGTCAATTTTGGAGGCGGCGAACAGGTTGTCCCGAATAGTAACCTCGGTGGCACTACAATTCATAACTATTATACTGTCGAAGTGCGCGGCCATGCTCTCGCCTCGAAACAGGAAATTGGCCGGGAAATGACCGAAGCCGTTAAATATTCACAAAGGCATGGTAATAACTAATGAGTACCCTCTTGCAGCGACCTGATACCATTTTCGAGGCCGGATTCTACAGCACCGAAGATGGACAATCGTGGACTAACCTCAGCGATTATGTCGAATTGCAGGAGGGTATTTCTATTTCTGCCCGGCGTCAGCTAATCTTTAATGAGGTGTCGGCTGGGACTCTAGGATTGTCCGTGGATAATTCGGATGGCACATTTAACAATGATCGTAGCGATATGCCGTACTTCGGCAAGCTAAATATTGACGTGCCGGTGAGATACAGGGCACGGTGGCCAAAAGTCCCCGATTCTACGCCTAATCTGCTCAGCGATCACGAATCAATGGCAGATGATCCGGATTATTTTGCGGCAGAAATGGGCTCACTTGACTTGGAGCTAACCGATGTTCCTGCTGGGCAAACTACAGCGATCATATGGAATACCGGTGTTTTGGCGGATACGGGCGTTCACGTAATTCATGGCGATTTTCTTTCCCGGTCTGCTGATGATGAACTGCCCATTTATGTGAAGCCAAGCACGGAATACAGTGGATCAATTCAGACCAAATGCGACTCAGCGGGAACTGGTATCTCATTTGCCGTAAGCGGCCGAATGGTTTGGTATGATGATCAAGGACAGCCTATTTCGGAATCAATTGGATCATCGGTTACGCTCACGAGTACTTATCAGGCGGTTTCGGTTACCGCGACATCTCCAAGCAATGCATATACGGTACGCATGTCGCTGGCCAACCAGACAAAGGTTAACCCCGCGACTGCCGCAATTGCACTCACGGGCTACACGGCATTTACGGTAAACAATGGTGCTCGATATGCTAATGTAGTTATTCCGGCATCCTCTAACGTCGGTGATTTTGCTATCGTGCAGAATAATGCTAATGATTCAACCACGTTTAGCACTCCTACGGGCTGGGCTCAGCTAGATGATTTGGCCGGTAATCGTGGCGTCAGGCAAGTCTTTTACAAGCGCCTTACGGCAAGCGATATCAATAAGTCCGTTAAATGGGATGCAGGCGCGTCGGGACTTAAATGGTCATCTACGTTTTCGTCCTGGTCGGGCGTTAGTCCGACTAGCCCAGTTAACGCGCATAATCTAATCAATGCCAGCGCCTTCTCAGCGGGTAAAACGACTCCTACTGTTACGACTACTCTAGCTAATTGCATGATCGTAAGTTCTGTTATGGCCACGTCTTCTACTGTGACTTCCTGGTCATTGCCATCGGGTGAGACTCAGGGACCGCAGACGTTTGGCAAGGGCGGAAATGCTACTTGCGGGAACGTCACGTATAAGCAAGCTACTACGACCGGAAGTTATGGCGGCGTTACATATACCGGGAGTGTCCCATCCCAGTTTGCCGGAATGGCGACAATTGCGCTAAAGCCTGATACTGGTACTGGCCCGGGAAGTGTACAGGTTCATGCCGGGGCCTGGCAGCTAGTCGAAGCGGCCAGTGTACCATCATGGGTAAAAGGCGGCCATTGGCAAAGCCTATTTTCGGGCCTTACGGATTCGTGGACTAAGACTTTTACTGGCGACTTGTCTCTTGTCGAAGTTGCGGCAACGGATCGTACTAAAATCCTCAATGTGTCGAATATCCAATCGGCTGTTTACGAAACGATTATGGAGGCCGGTCCTGTAGCTTATTATATGCTGGACGAGTCGGGCGATAGCGCAACTACTCAGGGCGCAAATTCTTCTCCTGTTACTCAGGGACCTATGTCATTGTTTCAGGTTGGAACGGGCGGCACCCTAAGTTGGGGAAATGGTATTGGACCCCCTGTGGATGGCACTGCCGCTGTTATGACTACTAAAGTCGATAGGACCAATGGTGCAGTATTGCGGGCTACACTTACAACGCCCGTAAGTAAGGCCGATGCTATTACTATGTCGGCGTGGTTTAATTCATCAGATCCCGATACATCCGGCGCGCTCGAAGTGTTTAAGCTGGTAAACGTCGGATCAGGTAATACCGAATGGGCCTATTGCGAAGTGTATGGGCATAGCGGAACTAATATGGTTGCCAATACGAAGATCCGAACGGAGAGTAATTCTTACCAGGCAACTTCTACAGATTCCCATAACTACTTTGATGGTAAAACCCACTTGATCACCGCCACGTTTGTTCTTTCTGGCGGTGCGCTAATTGCTACTCTTTTTGTAGACGGCTCAGAGACGGCTACGTCAAGCGTTGCTCAGCCATTTACCGAATTTCCGGATATGAGTTATCTGGACGTGGCAAATGCGTTTCCCAGTAATTTGGTTTGCTCGGGTACCTTTAGTCATGCGGTTGTGTACGACCGAGAACTAAGCGCTGACGAGATTAGTAATCTTTACACGGCTGGTACTACCGCATTTTCTGGTGATACTGTGGATGAACGCATTAGCCGAATTTGTGATTGGGCAGGCGTAACTAACCTTTCTTTGGAGAGCAGCACTGTTGTTTGTGATCGCCATATGCCAACCGTACAAACCGTGCTGGCGGCTATTCGTCAAGCGGCGGCCACAGATGGTGGCACTAGTTTTATAGATGGTGACGGAGGCGTAGTCTTTAAGACCCGAGAGGGAAAGGAAATTGAATATGTGCCGTGGATGACGGTAGATGCACGATACGTTAATCCATCATTGGCCGAAGTTACTGATGATCAGTTGCTTGTTAATCAGGCGGTTATCAATAGGCTTGGCGCGAATTCTACTCAGACCAGTCAGGATCTTGTATCCCAGGCAGAACACGGCATTTTCAATAAGAGCATTGATACTGTGCAGATTAGTGCAACGGATGCTCAGAATAATGGCGACTATCTAATTGCTTTCTATGCAGAACCCACGGAACGGTGCGACTCGGTTGTCATTGAGGCGCTATTTCTCAATCAGTGGGATGTGCTACTAACGCAGACAATGTGGAGCATTCTTAGAATTACTGATTTGCCAGCAATTGAGGAATCAACCACTCTCGATCTTTACATTGAGGGATGGGCGTTCTCGATTAATGATACATCGTGGTCGGTTACATACGATACGTCTTCGGCCATCCCGTTTGGAATTTTGAATGACACCGGACGAG